AGTTTGTAAAAGAAGTTGTTTCTAATGATGGAATGATAACTTTGAGGGAAGCTGCAATTAATGCGGGATATCCAGCTTCTTCAGCTCACACTAGAGCTTATGAAATGACTAACCCTCAAATCTGTCCACATATCTGTCGAGCTATCCAAGCTTATCGAGATGAACTTGATGAGAAATATGGTATTACATTTAAAAGACATTTAAGAGACTTACAAAGAATTAGAGATTTGGCTATAGAGAATGGGGCCTATTCAGCCGCTGTTCAGGCAGAATATAGACGAGGCCAAGCCAATGGAAATATTTATATTAATAAATCAGAAATCCGTCACGGGACTATAGATAGTATGTCTAAAGACGAAGTCCTAAAAGCTTTGAAGGAACTGAAACAAAATGAACCGAGATACGCTGAAGAAGTTATTGAACACGAGGACAACAAATCCGACAAAAAAGGAAGCGGGTCTGTACGAACAATTAAAGAGAGCCTCACTACAATACAATAAACCATTAAGACTTAGTAGAATAGAAAATTGGATGACCCTTGGCCTTCCTGATTTACTAATCTGTGATGACAAACATCAATTTCATTTTGTAGAATTGAAATATGTAAAATTTAATGCGGTTAATTTAAGTCCTCAACAAATTAGTTGGATAACTTTACATAAGGAAGCTTCCGTTTGGATATTAGTTAAAAGTACTAAAGGCCTTCATTTATATAGAGCTGACCAAGCCATAGAGCTGAAAGAACAAGGAATAAAATTAGAACCACATTATTTTTGTCCTGAGCCTTTTGATTGGCAAAAAACTTTTGACTTGATCTTATAGAAAAAATCGCATATCGTTATTTTAATTTAAACAAATAGCTTGGAGGCTAGATATGAACAGAGTTAAAATTATATTCCCTGACGATGATCCGAGATGGAATTATGTCAGGGGTGCTTTTCCGAAAACCAAAGCTGAGGCTAGGGAATGTTGGCATGACATTTCTTGTGGATTAGCTGAAGAAAGTCTATGGGAAGATGGAGAGCTTTCATTGAAAGAACGAAACCAAAAAGAGCGAGGCATATTACAAGACGCTAAACTTTTGTATACTCGTTTTCAATGTCCTAAAGATATTGTGGATTGTTCTGATGGCGATCTTTCAAAGTTTGTGGAGGCTTAATAATGAAACTTAAAGATTTATGGAAACTTAAAGATTTTAGAGATACGGCCTTAAAATATTATCAGGATTTTAAAAAAGACAGAATTAAAGCGGATGATATCTATGATTCTTGGGGCGGTTTTAAATATAAAAATTGGTGGTTTGATCTAAATCTTCATATTGATGAGGCCGACAATAAAACCTATGACTGCCTTTACAATGTTATAATAAATTGTAATGGAGATTTAGAAACGGGAGATGATCAATTTGTAATTACTAAACCTAATGGAGAATTGATATGAAAGTAGATCAGCTTAAATTACATAATATTATTGAAAAAGCTTTAGAAAAAACTGAGGTTACTTTTGAATGTCATTATGTTGGCGATGAAGAAAAAAACGAAATATATTTTAAATTTTTTAATGTTAAGGAGGCGAACGATGAATAAAGAAGATAAAATTTTAAAAGCTTTTAAAGATGGAGTTGCTGATGCTTTACAAGAGGGACATCGAGCTGAATTTCATAAAGAAATGCACTATTATAAACAAGGATATGATTTTGGTATTTCACAATTCTCAGAACTTAAAAAATTGGAGGGTGATTATGAATAAAGAAGATAAAATTTTAAAAACTTTAAGCCCTGATTTTGGCCAACTGAGATTAACCAATACAATGTTAAACAAATCTATAATAGATGCGAATACTAGTATAAGACGTTTTGCAAAACTATTTGGAATTGATTTTGATACAATGGTTAATGGCGAAAAGCATAAGTTATTAGCTTATTATGAAGATGATACACTTTGTACTATTTCATTTTACAAAACTGTAAATAGAGGCGATAGAAGATTATCTATTTCAGGCATAAAGAAAAAAGCCCAAATAAATGATTTAATAGCTTTTAATTATAAACGTGTAATTTTAGATAATGATTTACAAGAAAATGTAATTGTCATAAACGTGACGGCCAAGGCCGAGAATAGGAAAATTGCATAATGTTTTTATTTCATTTATTAGCTAAACTTTTATACGGGTCAGATTATGAAAAACATCTAAAAAATAAACCCATAAGACGGAGGCGGGGAAGATAAGAAAAGGCGGGTATTTGACCCGCCTATTTTTTTATGTATAATAGGTATGCGATAAATCACATAATAGGAGAAATAGAATGTTTTTATCTGATAAACAAATAAAAGAACTTAAAAAAAATAATTGGATACCTATGGAAACTAAAGACGGGACGGCTTGGTTTGGAGGCAAGACCCACAATTCACTTGCGGATTATATTTCTAAAGATGAAATAGAAAACTTTGAAGATATAGATTTTTTAGTAATTGGTTATTCGAGAACTCCAAAATCGATAGACTTTACGACTGATTGGGAAAAAATGAGGGATTTTTTTCAAATTTCAAAAGAAGAATTTCTAGCCTCTTATTCTTATGTAACCGAGGCCGAATATGATGCAACGGCTAAAAAAGTAAAGGGAGCTGATAAATGATTAAATTAGTCAAAAATTCTACTGCAAAAAAGACAACTTATTGTGCAGTAACTTATAGAGCGGGAGGCCAAGATAAATTTGCAACTTGCCCTAAAACTTGTAACTTAAAACCTGATACGTCAGCGGGAGCAACAGAAATAGATTACGGCTATCTTGATGCAGTATCTGATTCCGTCCCAAAAGGCGGCGTTAGTTTTACTTACTCACATTTTAATCCTAGCTTTTGGAAACATAAGTTAAGAAAAGGTAAAACGGCTATAAACTATTCAGCAAAAAATATTGCTGATATGCTTTTACATTCATTCGTACCCGTAGTTATAAATGTTAAAGAAACATTTTGGAAAACAAATGGTAAATCAGAAACGCTAAATGATTTTAAAATTGTTAGATGCCCTGCTGAATATAACAATTCTAATTGTAGGGACTGCGGAAATGGAAAACCATTATGTAGCCGTATTGATAGAAATTTTGCTATCGGCTTTACCGACCATGGGACGTATAAGAAAAAAGCGGGTAGCGAAACAGAAAACGGCGGGTGCTATGCAACGGCGGGTAATGTTAAATTACATTGGGAGGCAACAACTAAAGGAGCTGATACCGAGCGGGACGAAATACAGTTATTAAGATTTGCTCAGGAACTACCCTATGGAACAGTTTTAAGGCATCACATAGCGGGAGATTTTGGAAAATGTTAGTAAAAGATTTAATTAAAATACTAAAAAAACATAACCCTAATAATAGAATTGTATTTTACAATTTAGAAAACCATAATTTAACCGAATACGATTTAGAAAGTATAATAGATTGTAAAGAAGTTTATCAGACCGAAATTACTACTACAAATGAAGAACTAGAATAAACTTTACATATAAGAAAAATCGTATATTATTTAAGCGGGTAATTAAGCCCGCTTTTTGCATTTTAGAAATAGGAGATAAATATGCATAATATAGAAAACGAAAATAATACTTTAGAAAAGCTTTTAATCCGCATTAAAGATACCAATGCTAGAAAACAAGATTTTATAGCTCCAACTAAAGAACTTCAATTTAGAACCCTTCAGGACGCCCCACATTCACAAAGCGAAATTGTTATTGAGGCTAATGGCGGGGAGCCTACACGCTTTTTAAGAGTTAACGATTTATGTTTTGATCAAATAGCCCAAAAGAACGGGTTAGATGTCAGAACGGCGAGGCGTTTACAATCTGAATATCCTAGAGAATATGACTCATTGACAAATGCTATTTGGCAAAAAGAAAACAATAAGCGAATGGTCAGGACTTATGACGATCCGCACCAAGGAATGAATCCAAGCGGTACGGCTAGAGCTTTTTTATCTGATAAGTTTAAAACTTTTGATAATTCTGATTTATTAGAATCTGCATTGCCTCAATTAATGGAATCGGACGCTTGTTGGAAAATTGTTAATTGTGCAATTACACAAAAGAAAATGTACATACGTTTAAAATCCGAACTCATAACGGGAGCGGGTGCAAATCTTAATGACATTATGGCGCATGGAATAGGGCTTTCTAATAGTGAAACGGGAGCGGGCAGTATTTCAGCTTTTGGAATTAATTGGACGTTAGCTTGCCTTAATGGAATGCAGACACAAAACATAACAAGAAAATCTCATATAACGTCCGCGCGTGACGGGGATACTTGGAATATTTTGACTAATGAAACTAAAGAGGCTGATAACCATAGTCTAAAATTACAACTGCGGGACATTGTCAGCTCATATGCAAGCCGTGAAACTTTTGACGAAAATTTAGAAAAAATGAAATTAGCGTCAGAAGATACAATAGACGTAGAAACAACCGAGGCAGTCGAAAATTTAGGAAAAGTTTTAACTTTATCTAAAAAGGAAACTAGCAACGTATTAGACGGATTGTTAAAAACTATTGGACAAGCGGGCTATGAAAATGACAAGCCCGTTAATAGGGCAACTTTTGTTAATGCAGTAACTAGAGTCGGTAATACCGCCAAGGCTGATGATGTTGACTTTTGGCAAAAACTAGGCGGGCAAGTTTTAAACATGAAAAAAACCGATTGGAATAGAGTCGCCATGGCGTCATAATTTTCTATACATTTAAAGCCGATTTAAGCCCCGTAGAGATGCGGGGCTTTTCTTTTTGGTTAATATATGCGATAAACTATATAACTTTAATAAATAGGAGATTTAAGAAAATGACAAATGCTGATTATATTTACAATCGTAAAGACGGCGGAACAACTTATTGCTATGGAGATATTGAAGAAGATTCAAATTTTATTGTAGCTTGCGATAATGAAAATTTTGACGGTGTAGTTTGTGACATTGACTCCGTCAGGGATAATCTAAACACTTGGTTTAAAGTTTGTAAGTATTTAGAAGAACGGCACCGCCACGATATTGAACAATTAGAAACATGTTAATAGGAGTTTAAAAAATGAAAGAATTTACAAGTACAATAATTTTAGAAATAAGCGGTAATAATATAACCGCCGATAATAAAAAAGATTATATAGAAAAATTAAAAGAGAATTTCAAAGATGATTATAATCTAGATATTTATGACGAAGAAATAAAAGATATTCAGGAGATAAAACCCGATTAAAAAAAGAGTCGCTGCTTAACCTCAAACCCTTATAAAGCCCCGTATTTTTTGCGGGGCTTTTCTTTTTAATAAAACTATGCGATAAAATGGGATAACTTTAATAAATAGGAGATTTAAGAAAATGACTAAAACAACCGAACAAGTAATATATCAAATGTTAACAGAATCCACAGGGACAAACTTTTTAGACTCGGGAGGCGATAACGGACGCCATTGGCAACGTAACCAATTAAGAACATTAGAAGACTTTAAAAAAGATGAGCTTGTTTCTATTGATACTAAATACAATGAAATAACTTTAAATATATTCCCGTTCTTAAATGAGTTTTTAGAATATGATCAGGACGAAAACGAACACTTTAGCAATTATTTAAAGGCGAACGGATTTCACAACGATAATGAATCAACTCAAATTTATTTTGAAAACGCTTTGTTTAATGGTTTTAAATGCAATCATATAAACACTTATAATGACGATTGTATTTTATCCCAAACTTTGCAAATAATTTATAGCGATTCCATATTTGAGTCAGACAATCAAATAATAGCTTTATCCATTCACAACGGAGCAGACGTGCGGGGAGGCTATACCGATTTTAAAATATTCGGGGCAGACTTTGACGGGCTTTTAAATTATAGCTTTGAATCTTGGAGTCATTTATTGGAAGAGGAAAACGCCTAATGAAAACTTATTTAAAAATTAGAAAAGTATTTTGTTTTATATGTGAGCTTTTATTTATGCCAATTATGTTTTTATTTGCTTTCTTTATTCTTTTAATTGCGGGGAATATATAAAAACTAAATAACATTTAAAGCCGATTTAAGCCCCGTTTAAGCGGGGCTTTTTTATTGCCTGATCTAATTAGTATTAAATAGTTAAACAAGCCGACCGCGGACGCTCAGGGATTATTTAAAACATATGAACACCGAATCACCTGGACAAGATCAGCGGGGCAGTAATACCAGCTGACGGAGCTGGAGTCGATTTTCTGCGGGTTAGAGAATAAAACGCCAGTAATTATTTAAATTACTGGAGCGTTACAAGCTGACAAGATTCCCAGTAATTAACGCCAGTAATTAACGCCCCGTAATAATAAATTTAATTACATGATTCGTGGGGCAACGGCGAAGATCCGCGGGGCAAATAGAATTAAAAGCGGTTAAGGTACCCTAGACAATAGAGGCTAAAAAACGGCTTAAAATAAAGGATTCTAAAAAAAATTTCAACGATCCATATGTCGTGGCAGCGCAAGCCATGGCTAAGTTTTTCACAAACAATGATAAATAATTTGATATAGTCGTTAACTATATTATAATAACCCATAAATCGCATACAATTTTAAGGTAAGGGACCCCTACATGGATGGTGAAATACACAACGAGCGGATCCTCAAACTCGAACTAAGACTAGCTCAGTTAGAAAAGAACGAAGAGTGCCAAAATACATTTTTAAGTTTTGTAAAAAGTATCTGGCCGAGCTTCATTCAGGGTAGGCACCATGAGATCATAGCAGAGAAGTTAGAGAGGGTTGCCCGTGGGGAGTTGAAGCGTCTAATAATTAACATGGCCCCTAGACATACGAAGTCTGAATTTGCCTCTTTCTTGTTCCCCGCGTGGATGATGGGCCGCAGCCCGAACATGAAGATCATTCAGGCGACACACACGACAGAGCTCGCTGTGAATTTTGGCAGGAAGGTCAAGAACCTTATTGAGACGGATGAGTTCAAGACGGTATTTCCAGATGTAAGCTTGGCTGTGGACAGTAAAGCGTCAGGAAGATGGGATACTAATAAGGGTGGTATGTATTATGCTGTGGGTGTTGGCTCGAACTTAGCTGGTCGTGGTGGTGATTTAGTTATAATAGACGATCCTCACTCGGAACAAACGGCTATGAGTAACAATGGTTTTGAAGATGCGTGGGATTGGTACACTGGGGGCCCCCGACAGAGGCTCCAGCCTGGAGGTAGTATAGTTTTAGTACAGACAAGGTGGTCAGAGAAGGACTTGACGGGCCAGTTGGTCCGCTCGATGGCAAAGGATCCCCTAGCGGATCAGTGGGAGATAGTAGAATTGCCTGCTATTTTTGATAGTGGGGAACCTTGTTGGCCAGAATATTGGAGTTTGGATGATTTAACGGCGGTAAAAGCGTCTATTCCGCCTAGTAAATGGAACGCGCAGTACCAGCAGCAGCCTACAGGTGAAGAAAATGCGATAATTAAGAGAGAATGGTGGAGAAAATGGGAGAAAAAGAGTGTTCCTAACCTTCAATATGTGATTCAGAGCTATGATACGGCTTTCTCGAAACGTGAAACGGCCGATTATAGTGCTATTACGACATGGGGTGTCTTTTATCCAGAGGAAGTTGGTGGTCAGCCTGCTTTGATACTGCTTGATAGTGTAAAAGACAGGTGGGATTT